CTCAGTTATTTAAATCCTTCCCCGAATCCTCTTCAAATTCTTTCCCCATATCGTTTACATTACTAATTTTTTCATAATTTTTCCCTGTTTTAAAGGAAGAGTTTTTTGTTCCTTTTTTAAGTGAATTATAAATTTTAGGTGATCTAGTTATTTCGTTTTTTCTAAATTTTGATGCTACTATAATAGAATTTAATTCCTGGCTGGGAACACTGATGAAGTCAATGTTTTTCAAGAAGTTTGAATCACATCGTAAAAAATTATTTGCATCTGCTATTGATAAAGTTAAGTTAGAAAAATCTACATAACTAGTATCATTAAACTGGTACTCAACTCCAAGAAGCATTGAGTAGGTTAGATCCTCTTGTGAATGACCCCTTCCACATTTAACACTAAAAGAAGAGATGTCAGTTGTTGGAGTTCCACCTTCACCAAGCGAAAAATTTGGAGAACATGCAGTATTAAGATAGTAATCCGAAGGAGTAAATAAGTCCTTAAGAGAGGTTAAATCAACTAAATTGTTAATTCCCAATGTTAATAAAATTCTATTTAATACTTTTATTCTCATACAAGTATTGATAGGGTTATCTTTCACTGAACTTCCTAATGATTTGGATAGGAACTGAATGTTACTATCCTTTGTGTAGATGAAAGAAGTGTCAGATCCAGAAATTTCCATTAACAAGTGTCTCGAATTGATATACTTAACCATTTCAAATAAGTCTTCTGGCAAAGATGAGATGTCACCTTTAATTGATAAAGCCAAATCTTGAACTGTTCCCTCAAGAGTTAGGTTCTTAATACAAACAATATAAAGGTCTGAAATCACTTTAATTGCAGCAAATGCTGTATCTTCTATTGAAGTACTCATTGGTAGTGCAAGTAACGTTTTTAGATCCTTAAATTTTGAGATATCCAAATTTACCACTGAATTAGTAACTTTAGTCGAGAAATATTTTTTAAAAATTGAATCAACTAATGTAAAATTTGTGTTCACTTCTACAGTAATGTCATTTAAAACAACAATTCCGGGAATGATTTCTATTGGGTTTAATTTGTAAGGTTGCAACAATTTTTGCATATAATTGGAAGTGTTTAAACAATAATAATGAATTCCTAGAATAGTTTCCACCCCCAATTAAGAAATTTCTTAATAGGAAACTTTGATTCATGGATATTTCCCAAGCTGTCTATTAAATAAAATGAAGGTTCATCTTCCCTGAGAATTTTATCTTTAAGATATGAATCGTAATGGTAAAACCTCTTAAATAATTCGTTAGAATTAGAAACTTGGAAGATTAGACTTAAGTATCTACTTATAATTCTGTCTGGACCTATGCAGTCTACACGTCTTTCTGGAAATAAAATCCGTGATATAAACCAGGAATTATGTTGTAAAGGCTCATTTTTGTAATCCCAATTAAAGCCTAAGAATTCAACTTTATCGTTGTAGTTGCAAACAGCTGTAGATGATACTTTCAATCTTAAATTAAAATGCAGCAACTCTTCTTTGATAACATTAGCGTGGCTTTCTTCTTCTATAAGAATAAGGAAGTCATCACCTTGAACTATAATTTCTGAATCATCTGGAAAAAATCCATACAATTTATAGAATGCATAATTCAAAGAAAACATTACAGTAAAAGTCGCAAAAACGCTAGTAATCCATGATCCGGAAGTGGTTGACCCATAGCTTAATTTGACATCTTTATCATATGTACCAAATGGTGTATATGTTAAATATCTTTGCAAACATAATATCGAATTCACAGCTTTAGAATAGTTTTTAGCAGCTAACATCCACATATTAAAAATAATAATATGGAATTCAGGCGGTACCGACATGTCGTGACCTTTAATGTCTCCACATAAGATTAATCTATTTGAAAAAGCAGCTTCCTTCCTCATATTACTTACATACTCGGAAATTTCAAGTCTTGTTTTCCCAATAGTACATTTACCTGATAAAGATTTCTTAAACTGCTCAACGAAACAGAACAAGTATTTAACCTCTAAAGCACAGATAAAATGTGAAACTCCAAAAATCATTCTAGGTTTATGTTTAATATAAAGAGAACCGTTTTCTTTTAAAGTCACTTTTGGAGTGAATCTATGAAAGACAGTGCTTATAAAAGAATATAAAAAAGAGGATTTCTTGTAGATATTGAAAATACTATCAAATTTTTCCATCATTTTGAGAGTAAATGAAACATTTATAGGATCATTTTTCTTTTTAAATAATGGATCACATGAGCTTGTAGACGAGGGCAGGATACTAATACATTCCATATTATCTAAGATAGAATAATATGATAATTCGTGCAGCCCCATAGATACCCACATGTGGTCTATAACTTTTATCAGTAACTTACCATTTAAGGAGCTCAATTTAAAAGATTTCTTCCTAGTGAATACATCAATCGAAACGTTGTCAATACGCTTAACTTCAAGTGAATCTAGTTCAATATTAGTATTGAATTTATTTCTAAATTCTGGAAATACTTTATTAACTAGATTTAAAGCGCCTTTTTCAAATGTTGGAATTGAAAATTGGAATATCTTATTTAACGTTTTTGGCCTTTTGAAAACTGAATAGTTTACAAAATGTCGCTGACGAAACTTATTAAGTTTTAACTTAATAATTAAATAAATATCAACTCCTACAGATGATGAAAAGGACTTGTATTTATCTTTATGGGCCATACATAGTAATATATAAATTTAATTGGAAAAATTTACAAACAATTATTGTTAAGGGTGTGGTTTTTCCTGTTATAAAGGGGAAAACCCTGAACGATTATCAAATTTTCGGGATGCAGGAGCAGATCAGCTTGATAATTCTTACAAATAGGCACTTACATATAACCACTCCCTGCATATTATAAATGTTCAGTTTATAACAACGACCAAACACAGGAATTTTGTCGACGGCGTATGAAAGATTATTTCAGAACATATACTACATGTGAAATCTATGGACACCGACTAAAGGCCGCACATGGTCTAAGCATACGAATCCTATTCAGTTAAGAACCTATAGGTGGGTAGAACGCAATCATCCACAACGGATAAATACAGCCTAGTTCAGG